AGCGAAACGGGCGGAGCGTAACGCGAAAGCGTACAGGGGTGACGCGCTAGAGCAATACTGGCTAGAGCACGCTTGCAAGATTAGAAAATGCAAACAACTAGCAGAACAGGAGACCGCACAATGAGTATCTACAGCGTATCGGTATGGAATTTAGAAAAGATATATGCAAAGTCAGAAGAAGAAGCAGTCAAAATAATCAGACAAGAATTCTACGACGGCGCATATCGTGCCCGCGATTTTGAATATGACGATGCGGAACTAGCAGAGGGCGAAGTAAACGATGAGCGTTTGGTGGCTTGGAACTTGTGTAAAAATGGTGCACCATATCCGCAACAAATAAACCCGTACGAGAACACGGTAGAAGCCAACGGTTCTGACGAAGCGGAAGAGGAGCATTCGGTTATGACAATTTGTACGGTGCTTGTTGAAGCCGAAGACGAAGAGCAAGCGATGTGTAATGCGTCAGATACTTTTTACTATATAAATAAAGATGAGTTTGATATAAGGATTTCGGGATGAGACAATCAGCGATGGATGTCTTACGCAGGTGTTACGACTGTGCCCAATATCGTTACGAGGTTTATTGTGACCCGATAGACGGCGCATACTTTTGCCAGCGATGCCATGATGAACGAGTGAGAGAAGGCGAGGGGGTGAATCATGGAGAGTGAGACAGCGAGAGCGTTTATTTTCGTTGCTGTTTGTTTGCTTTGGGTTGCCCCGTTTGCGGTGAACAGTTGGAGAGAAGCGCAGAAGGAGCGAAGCAGGGCGAAACATCCGACAGCACGAAGAGGGTAGGCGAACATATGTTTGGCGAACAAGTGTTCGTGTTAGGCTAACCTAACATTGTGACGCAGGTCACAGTACGAACAGGTGTTCGTGTTAGGTGTACCTTACAGTGTGACGAAGGTCACAGGGGTTGTGACGAAGGTCACATCGTTTGGACTTGACAAGGGTAACTAAGTGTGATACACTTGTATTTACAAGTTACGAAAGGGGAACGGGGGTGAAGAAATGAAGACAGCACCATTAGAAGAACTGACACGCGAAGAAGCGGAGAACGTTCTCTACCATATTGAGTGCAAAGATTATGACATCGCACTTGAGTTTGCTATTGACCTGTGCGCAAAGTTACTCAGGTTGGCAAACAAGTAGCAATGGCAGGGTGGCTGGCAGACATCGGGGTTCAAGTCCCCGACACCCACAAGGTCGTAAGACCGACACACACAACAACGAAAGGGGACAGCAATGAAAGAAGGAGACAAGGTGACGGTTGTCAATTCATTCCACGCATATTGTGGGCGGACTGGCACTATCGCAGAGGTTGGTTCAGATGATGAGGGAGACTTTATCTTTGTGAGAATCATGGACACAGATGGAAGATTCGGCGACGACATAATGTTTGAACCGAACGACATCAGAGCAACAAAGTAAACACATCAACAACAGAAGGGAAACAAATGAAAGCATTAGAGACAGTCAAACTAATAGAGGTCACACTCGTACTATCCATAGAAACCTACGGCACACAACAAATGTTCTGTGGCATGGACTACATCGTGGTGCAAGACGAAGCACAGGTGCTCGGCTGTTCAGAGCGTGAACTGCAAGTCACACCAAAAGAAGGCGAGTAACAAAATGAAACTGAAGCAACGCACAATGTCTTACGAAACTTGGTGCAGGTTCAACGACCTAGACCCAGCAGACCTAGACACAAACTACATCACATACCTAAACTGGAAAGAGGAGCAATGCAAGACACAGCAATAATGGCAATAGCAGACAACGAACTATCGCTACTGCAAGCCTTTACACAAGGCTACATAAATGCGCTCGTCGCCCACGACAAAGCGTACGAAGGGATGGACGAGTTCTATTGCTTCAACGACAAGTGGGACATCAACATTCATTCAGTTGGGCAGAAGCCGAGAACGATATACGCAGTTGCGTATCCGCAGACGCTAGACAAGGACGGGTATCTGTCTACCGATACATCTCATTGGGTTGAGGTAGGGCAATACGATATGAACGGGACAGCCAAACGAAAGGTAACACAATGAAAACATTTAAGATAACCGTATACACCGCCGAGTACACAACCTACTGGGTGCAAGGCGAAGACAAAGACGACGCCTACCAAAACTGGGCAGACAATGGATACGACAGCGAAAAGAAACACCTTAACAATTCGGAGTCCGATGTGTTGTCGTGCGAAGAAGAAACATCAGAGGAGATAGCACAATGAAACAACAGCCGACAGTCCACCACTACATCCTGACCTACGACGCAGACAATCAACTGTGGTATCACGATGTAGAAACCGAACGAGAGAAGTTCCCCGACGGTGCAACGATGAACCTAGACACAGGCGAAACCTACTGGGGTTACCTCGGTGACGGCGAGTACGCACCGAACGAATCAGAACTAAACGAGCAGATAGTCCGAGCAGTCCGACAACTCAATCAAAACAATCGCGAAGTACCATTCACGGTCGAAGACTTTGAAGACTACAAAATTGCCGAACTAGACGACGAAGTATCCCGCACCCACATACCATACCCACCGTTTTGAAACGCTCTAATGCGTTCCTAATGCGTGCTTTTTTACCGAAAGACCACAATGACCCACAAACTAATCAAGTTCCTAGCAACACGCCCGTCAGTAGAAATCCTGTTGGAAATTAAACAGCGACTACTACCACGCAACATCGAACCGAACTTCATCTACCCATCACACCACTACATCGTTGCGAAGATGGCAGGCAACCAGCCTGTCGCCTACTGGAAAGGGTCAGGACACGCCACGAATGGGCGATGGACTAAACGAAAAGACTTAGCGCACCAATACGCAACCGAATACCAAGCACGCCGAGACACCGAGCAATGCGACCTGTCATATCAATACAACTACCAGATACAGTTGGTTAAATAATCTGCTAACATAAAGTTTGGATTTGCCCTGCTCCGCAGGTATCCCCTTCCCTAGCGTTGTAGCGGGGCAAGTCCATTTAACTTACCGCCTGTCCCACCATGACGGCGATACTCACGCTCTCTCGGGGTCTTGCCACCCCACACACCGTATCTTCTGACATCATTTGTTTCGCATTCCATAGCGTAAGCCAAACATTTATCTGCAACAGGGCAACGCTCACAAATCTTTATTGCTTGGTCATAGATACCAGCGACAGACACACCGACTGCTGTATCTGGAAAGAAGATATTAGTTCTCATTCCGCGACATAACGCCTTATCGAACCAATCTAAATGTTTAAAGTTAATCATGTTTGTATCTTTCCAAGTTCGCTGTATGTATTTCACCCTTAAGTTGTTCTATCAACGCATTCAGTCTTGCTATTTCATCCAGTAAGCCGTTTACCGTTTCGTCAGTCTTCTTCAGAGTCATCTAACTTTTCTCCACAAACAGGTTTAACTGGCAACAATCGGTCACGCAAACATGAACAGAGTGATGCTTTCATATCTGGTTCTTAGCGTGACGTACCATGGATAGGCAACCGATGTAGCCTGCTGTGTCTACGATGCTGTCGTGATGCCATCCGCCGTCAGCGATTGCTGTCCTAAGACGTGACAGTTTAACTGCAACCATAAACATGATGGCTTGCTCTACTGTGAGTGACACACCTGTCATGCCTTCGAAGATGTCGCGTGCCTGTGTGTAGTCATCTAATGGGTGAGCGTACTGTGCCTGACGGGCACCTGTGATAAGTGAGTGTGCTTCTAATAGTATTTCTGAGCCGTTGCAGTTTTCAATCATGGTTGGGGTCTCTCCAGATTGCTGGCGAGTAGTTGAGTTCTATTGCTTCTTTGTGTGCTTCGCTTTCGTAACAGCGCATGATGTGAAGGCATGGGTCTGAGCCGTCTTCAAATTCTGCGTCTTCTGTTATCGAGGTTGGTAGCCCGTCGTGTGTGTAGCAGACAGGTGGTGAAACCCATCCGCTACGCATACCGATTTCTTTCCATTGTTCGAAATCTAATTCCATTATGTCCATTAGAACGCTTCTTCTTCTTGTAGGAATCCAATCTTGCCGAAATCGTTTTGTGCTTTTGCTACAACTTGTACTGTTTTGTCTGCCATGACTGGGTTGAATCGGCAGGTTAGTCCGATTTCGTCGGCAAGAATTTTGCTGGATGTTTTCTTCTGCCC